TATTCCAACAAGATCTTAAAAATGATGGTACAAAATTCTCTACTTCTCATATAGTTGATGTTGCAGATAAAATACAATCAGGAAGTATGTCAGGACTAGGAAAACTATTAAAAATAAAACCTTCTAAGTATACAGAAAAGAAAAAGGTAGTAGGTATTGGGATGCATTGGCCTAAAAAACCAGGGAAAAAGAAATGAAAGCACAGAAAGAAATACTAGAGGAACTACATGGTTCCGTAGCACTTGAGTTATTACAGCGTATAAGGTCTGGTGAAGCTAGACCTGCTGATATAGCGAATGCCATTAAGTTCTTAAAGGACAATGGTATAGAAGGGTTACCACTTGAAGGTTCTCCATTGGGAAACCTCTTGGATATTATACCCTTTCCAAGTAAAGACCAACTAAAGAATAACAATGACAACAGACTACACTGATATACATAGACCTGGTAAATGCGATAATGAAAACTGTGAATGTGAAGTTTGTGAGTGTGATCCTTGTGAATGCGAAGAACAAGTAAGTCCAGTATAAATTATGATTAGCCTTACTAAATTAGCAGCAAAGAACTTTAAAAGAATAAAGGAAGATGAAGATATAAAAGAAGATGATCTTTTAAGAGTAGCAGTGAAAGGAGGAGGATGTGCAGGATATGAGTATATACTTGAATTTGGTCATCTTACTAAGAGGGATTTAGTATTTAAATCTAATGGTATGCCTGTTATAACAGATAGAAAAAGCCATACTATTATTGATGGTCTTGAAATAGATTGGTCTAAAGATTTATCTGCACCAGGACCAAGGTTTAGTAATCCTAAAGCAGTATCAACCTGTGGCTGCTCTACAAGTTTCTCTATTAAACCAGTAGAGACTAACAAACCACTATGGATTCAATAAGATGGCTTATTCAAGTAAAGTATTGGAGCATTATGAAAAACCCAAAAATATTGGTAGTCTGGACAGTAGGGATAATTCTGTCGGCAGTGCTCTTGTGGGTGCTCCAGAATGTGGTGATGTAATGAAACTACAGATAAAGGTACAAGATGATTTAATTATAGATGCTAAGTTTAAAACCTTTGGGTGTGGATCTGCAATTGCAAGTTCTAGTCTAGCTACAGAGTGGATAAAGGGTAAGTCCATTAATGAAGCTAATTCAATATCAAACTCAGACATAGTAGAAGAACTATCATTACCCCCTGTTAAAATACATTGTTCTGTCTTAGCTGAAGATGCTATTAAATCTGCTATATCCGATTACAAAAGTAAACAGTTATATGATTAAGTATATAATTATTCTTACACTAGTATTAGCAGGTTGTAAGACAATAGAACCAACAGTCACTGAGAGATCTAAGTTTGCAGGTGATTTCCCTGTAGATCATATTAGGAATATGTGGACTGTTTGTACTAATGCTTCTGTAGCAAAGAATCCAGCATTCCCAATGCCAATACATTGGATGTATTGTGATTGTATGGTAAATATACTAAGGGCTAGATATACCCATAAAGAACTAACAGGTATGGATAATCCAGTGGAACTAAATAAGATTATGTCCGGTATTGCTCAAGAATGTGTTGACGATGTTATTAATCCAATTATAAAGCAACCAAAGAAAGATGCCCAAGAGCTTACATAAGAAACTAAATAAACAAGCTAATAAAAAGGGTTTAAAGGGAAACCAGAAGGATGCTTATGTCTATGGTACTATGCATAGAGTCCAAAGGAAAGGTTAGATTAAGTATATCATTATTCATACAACTAACACTATGAGAATATTATGACTGAAGAGGTACTCAGAGACTTCCGTAACTTTCTGTTCGTTGTATGGTCCCATTTAAACCTTCCAGAGCCTACTCCAGTACAGTATGATATAGCTAGTTATTTACAGTCAGAAGAGAAGAGGATTGTTATAGAGGCTTTTAGAGGTGCTGGTAAGTCTTATATAACCTCTGCCTTTGCTTGTCATCAATTGTACCTTGATTCAGAAGTTAAGATACTTGTAGTCAGTGCCAGTAAGATTAGAGCAGATGACTTCAGTACCTTCACTATGAGATTAATACAAGAGATGCCTATACTTCAGCATCTTATTCCAAGGGAAGGACAGAGACAATCAAAGATTTCATTTGATGTAGGCCCAGCTAAAGCTTCCCATAGTCCCTCTGTGAAGTCAGGAGGGATTACAGGACAACTAGCTGGTTCTCGTGCTGATATTATTATTGCTGATGATATTGAGATACCAAATAACTCAATGACACAGACTATGAGAGACAAGATCTCTGAGGCTGTTAAGGAGTTTGATGCTATCCTGAAACCAGATGGGAGAGTAGTATACTTAGGTACTCCCCAAACTGAAATGAGTCTCTATGAATTATTGCCAGAGAGAGGCTACAAAGCCCGTATATGGCCTGCCAGGTATCCAAAAGGAACTATAAAATATGATAATAAACTTGCTCCTTTTATAATGGATGCAGTATCTAGAGACTCTGAATGCCTAAATAAACCTACTGATCCACTTAGGTTTAATGAAGATGATTTATTAGAACGTGAACTTAGCTATGGACGTAGTGGGTTTAATCTACAGTTTATGCTGGATACTAGTTTAAGTGATGTTAACAGGTATCCTCTTAAACTAGAGGATCTAGTTATCATGGATATAGATAATGATAAAGCACCAGAGAAAATAGTATGGGGTAGGGATAAAGACAATATAGTTGATATACCAAATGTAGGGTTACCAGGGGATTTCTTCTATAAACCATTAGAGACTGTAGGGGAATATATTGATTACACTGGTTCACTAATGGCTATTGATCCTTCAGGGAGAGGGAAAGATGAGACTGCATATGCTGTAGTTAAGATGCTCAATGGGTACTTATATCTTATTGACTTTGGAGGTATAGAAGGTGGGTATTCTGATAATGTACTAAAAACAATAGCTGTACTAGCTAAGAAGTATCATACTAACTATATACTAGTGGAGTCTAACTTTGGTGATGGTATGTTTACTGAGTTACTAAAACCATATGTTACTAAGGTACACCCAGTAACAATAGAAGAAGTTAGGCATAATATACAGAAAGAGAAAAGGATAGTAGATACTCTTGAACCAGTTATGAATCAGCATAAACTGGTTATAGACAGGAAAGCATTAGAAAGAGATTATACATCAGTGCAACATTATCCACCTGAGTTACAATCCAGGTATATGTTAGCACATCAGATGACAAGACTTACTAAAGACAAAGGTTCATTAGTACATGATGATCGTATTGATGTTCTGTCTATGGCTGTAGCATACTGGGTAGAACAAATGGCTGCTGATGCAGATAAACAGATGAAAGATAGGAAGTCTGAGTTACTAGATAAGGAACTAGAGAAGTTTATGCAGAATGCAATTAGTCCTAATAGGTTTCAAGATAAGTATACTACATGGATGCATGTGTAATATTTGGGGAGAAAATATAAGACCCTTAAGAATTGACACGATTCAAAAAGTCCCCCATAGGGTATGCTCTTGGCACCCTCCTTGCATCGCACATGCATGATGCACACATAACCTGCGTAGTGCCTGCGCATAACCTGCGTATACCTGGGCACCATGCACACATGTATCCGCAGGATGCAACAACTGTGCCACATAGGTATGGCATACTTGTTGCAATGTGTACCTATGTGCCCATGTGTTGCAACAACCATGCCACATTGGTTGGCACACTTGTTGCATCGCTTACATATGTGTCCACAGGAATGCAATCTCTGTGCCACATAGGTTTTGCTTGTCTGTCATTCTATCTGTTTTTTTAATTATGGCATGGCTGTTGTATTCCTATGTACATGAGACAGCACATAGATCAAAAGCTAACTGCATTATGCACAGGGCTTCCTGCGTGGCTGCGAGCACCTACACATGAATCCTTTAGGATTAAAGAACACCAGTTTGAAAATAAAACTTGACTTACAAAATCACTTCAGATTATTATAATGGGGCATTGAGCACAGCAGGTTGAATCCTAGCATACTCAGTGCAAACAAACTTTTAACACATGAAGCAAAGGAGCACTCATGAAAAAGATCACAAGCACTAAGGCACTCGTGGAAGCTATGAGACAGTACCGTATGCAAAACGTCATAGACGTTATAGATGAAGAACAGCAAGAACTTGCTATGCAAGAAGAGCTTGATTATGATGATCTCATGATGTATGATAGATATAACATACTGGCACAAGATCAAGCATAACCTATAGCATTAGGATATACTCTGTCAAAGTGGACAGATAACCAATCTCCTGACATATGGGGATAACATAGGAGCATGTACATATGAACAAATTAGTCTTACTAATACAACTAAGTACTGTCATCTTAATAATGATAGTGTATCTTCAAATAATTGATATAGCTGGAGCCATACAATGACAAACAAAGAATACTTATTAAACCAAGGTTTAAACATTGAAAAGCTTGTGCCTGTACAGGTCCAAGGAGCACATAAGCCAAAACTCTCAAGAGCATTTGTGAAGGTACGTGCTAGGCACTACATGCCCAAGTGGTCTTGGACTATTCAAAATAAAACTTGACAGTTACCCGAGTACTAGATTAAACTGAAAGTAACATGCAGGTACAAGCACATAGCCTGATGGTTCAATGGCTTCACTGTGTGTTACTAAAGTAACTTATTAAAAAAGGAGTATAATATGCTAGTACGTTACATGGATATGAATAAATATGATGGTGAGAAGTATGTAGAAGAATTACATACAGGTTCAAAAGTAGTTTTTAGTGGTGTTTGTAGGTTAGGGACTAACCATGAAGTTTCAGTTTTACCTGTTGATTTGGAAAAGTATCGTTCAGGTATGCTGATACAACATGCTTTCCCTTACCTATCTACACAGGACCGTGAGTTCCTCATGACAGGGATGTGCTGTGATAGTATTTGGGGTACTGAAGAATAACTTGACATTTAAAAAAGGAACATAGTATAATATGATTAAAACAAGGCAAAGAGCTTACCTTAGAAAAAGCAAAAAGCTTTACAAGCGTAAGCTTAAACATAAAAAGGAGCATGATAATGGGCTACTTTGAAGATAATAATCATTGCAGAACTGTTGCAATGTCTAATCCTAAAGGATTTGAAACAGTTTGTGCATTTGTGCAAGCAAGTATCAGGGAGAGAACTTACCTACTTCCTGGCATGATGTGTGAATGGCGTAGAAGAGGTATTAAAAGCACATGGATATGGGGTAATAAGATAAAAGCTATGGCTTATATCCGTAAGCATAGGCAAAGACTATATAATGAGCTTGTGAGTATACGTAAGCAAAAACAAAAGGATGAAGCTTACCATCTTATGATGTTATTTATTGAAATTCCAGGGTTTGGGGTTGCAAAAGCAGGGTTCCTAACCCAGCTATGTGCAGGTAAAGCAGGATGCTTAGATGTACATAATATACGTAAGTACCTGCCTAATGAGGACGCAAGCAAAGGCACTCCTGCATGGTTACAAACCGCTGGAAACAGTAAAAGTACCATAGGTAAGAAGGTTAAAAAGTATTTAGACTTGACTTCTTCAATTGGAGGTAGTAAACTAATGTGGAATAATTGGTGCCAGCATATAGCTAATGAGTACCCATACCACTTTAAAACTGGTGATGATGTGTCCAAGTTACATAAAGACTGTGTACGTTAATAAAAAAGGAGTAATATGTGGATTATATGTAAAGATGGCTTTGGAATGTCTCTTATAGACCAAGATGATGGACCACACGCATATGCAAGTGGGTCTGTAGATAATAAAGATGATTATCTTGTTGAAATAGGTTACCCTACGCAAGTTGACAGCTTGCTGGTGCCTTTTGCAGAAGATAAAGAGTACCCTACACAAACTGTATATCCATATGTGCCTTGGGCACGTGTTCAAGATGTAATCTTGAAACATGGTGGACCAGTTGATGTTAAAACAACATTAGGAAATATTTAACTTGACAGTTTAAAATTCCTCATGTTATAATGTAAGCATATTGACACACAGAGGTTAAGCATGGTCCTTGTGTGTTAAATAATAACAAAACCATGCATATAATTGCATACCTAAAAGGAGTATATTATGCAATACTTAAACTCAATCACTGGCGTTAAAGGTCAGCCAATACCTGCAAGTATGAACTTGCATCCCGGTCAATGGGTAAAAGTTAGTAATGGTAAAAACTACGGTAAAAAAGGCATGTACATTGGTACTGTAAACAGTACTAAAGAGCAGGTCTTTGTCTGGAGAAAAGGTCAATCTGTTCAAGAACAGAATCATCAGGTACGTGTTGCCAGAGCATTCGTTACTGAAAGTAACAGACCTGGTAGGACTATGAATAACTTGTGGGAGTATCTTGCTAAGATATTTTCATAATAACATTGGGTAAGTGTACAAGCTTGCCCATTAACTAAAAAGGAGTAATATGGCAAAGAATAAGTGTAGTAAAACCAGACCAGTTAAAGACCCATATGAAATATGGAAGTCTTTTGACCAATCTTGGGAGTGGAGAGTACTCAAGAAGTACCAAAACCCTGAAAACGAGGCAAAGAACGACTTTGCTAGGTGGTTTTGTGCAGTTAAAAGCCCTTTTACCTATGATGGGTATGATCTGGGTGATGTATATGTACATGAGATAAAAGGTCAGGCTTATCGTTTTGATGAGACACCTTTTGATACAAAGGAGAGCTTTGTTGAAGAACTAGCATTTGCTGATTACTAATCCTGAATGGGGCACCTTGGGCATAATGAAGTATGCACCCTTTTGCTCCTTTAGGGTAGGTGCCCCACTATATCATAAAATGGCGAATGTAGCTCAATTGGATAGAGCACTGGATTGTGGTTCCTGTGGTTAAGAGTTCAAATCTCTTCATTCGCCCCAAAAACAATTCGGGACCATAGTTGAGTGGTTACAACATTGCCCTGTCACGGCAAAGGTCGTGGGTTCAAATCCCACTGGTCCCGCCACTTTTAAAAAGGAATAAGATATGATTGATAACCTAGTTAAAGAACTAAAGATTGCAGGTCTACCTACGGTAGTAATAGATGGTCCTGAATGGTTTAAGTCTAAAGCTGCTGAGAAGATAGCAGAACAACTCAGGGACACTCAGAGTGGTACACATGAAAGCAAGCGCACACGTAAACCTTTAATAAAGGAGTGATATGGTATCTTTAAGAAAACCTTCAAATACCGATAAAGTAGAATACTTGTCTAATACAAATGATGAGTGGATTGATATTGACGATATGGTGAGAGAGCACCTTGTCAATATGGTTAAAAAACTTATTCGTACTGAGTATACTGGTAAATTTAGAATAACGGATAAGGATGGTAACACACATAAAAAGAATGTTATGGGTTCTATGTAATAAATGGACATTCTTGTATAACCATTAATGAAATACATATGGAAACAATTAGTCACGATGATCTAAAGGAACAATATGGATTCACTGATGAACAGATTTGGGAAATGGACCAAGAGGCTCAGGAAGTTGTTGGAAAGACTTTCCAAATGGTTCACACCGCATTGATGGATCAAGAGCAAACACATGAAGAAAGATGTAATCTTGCTCTGATGTTTATCAATGTATGTATGGAACAACTTGAGAAAAACTTTGAAAACTATTGTTCTCAAAATATTGAACCAGAGGAAATTAATTGAATCTCAGACTAGAACAAGTCAAAATCGAGTCCGAGATGAATGGTCTTGGAATCGAGAGGTACAATAAAGGAATACGTGATGCTAAACTAAAGGGTAGGGAGTCAACCACTCTTTATGGTATTACATTGATGAAAGAGGCACTTGAGCATGTAGAGAAAGGAATCAAAGAGTTTCTTGATAATGCCTTGACTGGTACACCAGGAAAGTTTCAGGGTTCAGTTGCTACACTTATGCTTCTTAATCGTGAGGTATCAGCATACCTTACACTAAAGTACACCATTGATGGTGTTTCTCATCGTAGTCCTTTAACTAGGGTTGCAATGAAACTTGCAAATGCTTTGGAAGATCAATTTAAGTTTGATCTCTGGGAAGGTCGAGATAGTACCTCCAAGATCTTTAGAAGGATCAAAGACAAAGTAAATAAAAAGACCAGTAATAGAATATATCGCAGATATAATCTTATTAGAAAGATGTCTAAGGTTGAAATGCTGGATCATAATCCCTGGTCTAAGCAGGAAAGACTACATCTTGGATGTAAGCTTATAGATATACTTATTCAAAATACTGGTTTAATGGAGGTAAAAACTGTCCAGTATAAGCGTAACCAGAGGATTCTTTATCTTCAAGCTAATGATGCTACACTACACTGGATTGAGAATGTGAACAAGGAAGGTGAGGTTTTACATCCTTATTTCTATCCTTGTGTAATACCTCCTAAAAGGTGGTCTTCTCCATTTAATGGCGGTTATCTTTCAGATAAGATAAACAATATTCCTATGATTAAAACAAGGAATAGAGAGTATCTGGAAGAAATGGAACACCATAGTATGCCCTTGGAATATGGTGCTGTAAATGCTCTCCAAGAGACTAAGTGGTGTGTCAACAAGCGTATTCTTGAGGTATTGAAGTGTTGCTGGGAAACTGGCGAATCCTGGGCAAATTTACCTCCAAGGGAGGATTATAGAATTCTACCTAGTCCTGTAAGGGGTACTAAGGAAACTATGACTCCTGAACAGCTTGATATGTTTATCAAGTGGAAAAAGAAGGCTACAGTAGTCTATGATTTAAATGCCAAGATGACGAGCAAACGTATACAGTTAACTCGTACACTTTCTATGGCAGATAAGTTTAAAGACTACGAAAGTATATACTTTGTATATCAATGTGACTTTAGAGGTCGTAAGTACACGGTGAATTCGTTCCTTACACCTCAAGGTCCAGATTATGCTAAGTCTTTGCTCCATTTCTCTCAGAGTTTACCAATTAAAACTACTGATGAGCTTGACTATTTTGCAGTACATGGGGCAAACTGTTTTGGTTATGATAAAGTATCATTTAATGACAGGGTTGATTGGGTATATAGCAATTCAAACGATATTAAACAATGTGCAGAAAACCCACTGGATTTTAGGTGGTGGACTAAAGCAGATGAACCTTGGTCATTCTTGGCATGGTGCTTTGAATGGGCAGAGTTTATAGACCAAGGTCTAGGTTATAAATCTAGATTACCTGTGTGTCTTGATGGGTCTAACAATGGTCTACAGCATTTCTCTGCTATGCTTAGAGATAGTATAGGAGGTAAGGCCACGAATTTAACTCCAGAAGAAGTACCGCAGGATATATACCAGATGGTTGCAGATGTAGTCCTTGAGAAAGTTAAGCTTGACAGTGACCAAGGGCTACTGTATAGTAATGAGTGGATAGAATTTGGAATAGATCGAAAGATCACAAAACGTCCTGTAATGGTTGTGCCATATGGTGGGACTAGATATTCATGTCGTGAGTACATAGAAGACGCTATGCAGGAACGTATACTTCAACCACATGTTAAGAACCCATTTGGAGATAATGTATATGAAGGCTCATTATACCTTGCAAAGCATGTGTGGGACGCTATAGGTGAAGTAGTAATCGCTGCACGAGAGGCAATGTCATGGTTACAGGACATAGGTAGGAAGATGTCTGATAAGAATCTACCCATTGTATGGGAAACACCTTCCAAGTTTGTAGTCCAGCAGACATACTCAAGTATGCGAGGTCGAAGGGTAACAACACATATTGATAATGTTTTAATTAAACCTACAGTCTTAGAAGAGACTGATAGAATTGATAAAAGAAAGGCTACAAATGGTTTGAGTCCGAACTTTGTTCACAGCATGGATGCAAATGCCTTGACATTGACTATTAACAAGTGTATAATGCAGGGCATCAGTGATTTTGCTGTAGTGCATGACTCATTTGGAGTTCATGCACATCATGTCCCACGTTTAGCTCAGTCTATACGTGAGGCATTTGTAGAAATGTACTTGGATAGGAATGCTCTTGAAGAGTTTTATGAGAATGTTGAAGGTGTTCTCCCTGATTTAGAAAGACCACCGACTCAAGGGACTCTGGATATAAAAGAAGTTTTAGAATCCAAGTACTTCTTTTCATAAGTCCATTTAAAGGACATTTTAGAATTGACTAACACAAACATAGGAAAGGCATATGGCTGAAAAGTATTCTGTAACTCCAAAGGGTCAATTTCATTGGGCACATGTTTCAAAGCCCGACACTACCTTCAAAGCAGAAGGTCAATTTCATATTAAGCTTCAGCTTACTGGAGAAGAAGCTACCAGTATGAAAACTCTTGTTGATGTTGCTCATGCTGAGTGGAAGAAAGAAGTCAATAAGACTAAAGGCCAAAAGAACTATCAAGAGTTCTTACCTTATAAAGTAGTCATGGATGATGAAGGAATGGAATCAGGTATTCAATTCCATTTTAAACTTCGTGCATCAGGTGTAAACTCACGTACTGGACAAGCGTTTACGCAACGTCCTATGGTAGTTGGGCCTGATAAAACACCTCTTCCTTCCAATCTAAGGGTTGGTAATGGTTCTAGTGGAAAGGTATCATATGAGATTGCTCCTTACCAGCATGGTTCTACATTAGGAATACAACTAAGATTACGTGCTGTACAGGTACTTGAACTTATTGAGTTTGATCCTGATCGTAATGCTAATGGTGATGGTAGTGATGTATTTAGTGTGGAGAAGGGATATGAGGTCAAAATTGACTTTGAAAACACAAAAGAAGAAACAGACATTTTCCCGCCTGAAGGGACCAAGGACGAAGCATTGTCAACTGATTTCTAGCCCATATAGATCTAAGTTTGAACAAAGTGTTGCTCTTGATCTTACGAGAAGATGTACTAAATTTGAGTATGAGACTATGACCGTTAGGTACGTATTAAATTGCAGATATACACCGGATTTTATACTGCCTAACGGTGTTATTATAGAAACAAAAGGTAGACTGTTAAAAAAGGATGCCCGTAAGCATCGTGAAGTAAAGAAACAGAACCCAGATCTTGACATTAGATTTGTCTTTATGAATCTTAATGAAAAGGTCCAAGGTAGTAAATATTCTAATAAACAGTGGTGTGAGAGGTATGGTTTTCTTTACGCAGAGAACAGGATACCGTATCACTGGACTAAAAATGTCAAAAAGAAAGGAAACTGAGTTTATCGTTATCCATTCAACGTGTACACCACCTAAAATGGACGTAACAATGCAAATGGTTGACGAGTGGCACAGAAAAAGAGGTTGGTTGAGGATTGGTTATCATTATTTTATCCAGAAGGATGGAA